CTACTACATTATTAACTAACCATATACCAGGTGCACCAGCAGGTACCCAATAAGGTGTTACGGAATAGTTTGAAGCAACACCAGTATGAACAGCGACAAATGTAAATCCGGTGGCTACAGCGCCATCCGTCGTTGCTGTAACAACGCCAGCAGAATTATTGTGTATAACTGTTTCATTGGTTGCACCAACTGTATTGTTCCAGCCAGTGAAATAATTAGCGCCAGTTCCGTAAATTGGAATTTGTATATAAGCAGAGCCAATTGCTCCGATATTTTTAAATAGTTTTGATTGTAGGCGACTATATGGAATCCCGATTGCTGAATATAAAATTGTTTTATATTGAGTTCCGTCACATTCTAACCTGTTAGGGGGTAAAATAGAGGTAGCGCTGCTCACAATATCGCCAATGGATGAATCATCAAAAATCATTCCTTGTTGCGTTAAAACCAATGGCAAATACAAATCAGATCCATCAGCGGCAGGAACCGGCATCCAGCCAGCAACACCATTTGCTAGCATCTCAGCATAAGTTTGTACAGGAAATTGAGTGGTGGCAACAGCACCTAAAGATAACGCAAAATCAGTTAATCCGACTTTTAACCCCGAGTTCGTAGGTAATTGTATCGCTATTTGAATATAATCATCATCATTCAAACCTAAATTATTACCAATATTGTCTCCAAATGAAAACTGTACTGAAAATATTTGTTCTGCTGTGTTAAGTGTTAATCCTGTTTTAATTGGAGTAGTAATAGTTGCTGATCCGCCAGATCCAAAGTATTTAATGGTTGCTATGGAAAATGGCAATGTGCTGGCATTTAATGTCATTCCAGAAAAGAAAAAAGTATAGATTTGTCCATCAGGCTGCGTAAATGTATTTACATTTCTGAATTTTATACAAACATTTTTAAAATCATCGCCAACGCCTGGCGAAGTTGTTTCAACAACCAATTGATAACGTGGGTTTCCGGTAGGAACATCTGTTATGGAGCCATATCTTAAAAAAGATATATTATCTATAGAAGTGCTCGCCTCTGGTCTTTCAAAAGTCCAGCCGCCTTGCGCTATATTCGTTACGGCTTGAGTAATCTGCCCTTCTGGCGTGGTATCAGTTAACGGAACATTAGTGTGCGCTAGAAATTGCCCATTGGGAATTAAATTAGCATTGCTATTCGCATTTACCGAAGATCCGGCAGAAAAATTAGGCACAGCCTCTCGATCAAATTGGTCAACCAAGCCGGCGCTTTGGATGGTGACATAATAAAGCTCAACATCTCCAGTGGTATCAGATGGCGTTCCTTCATAGGGGAAATAATAAATAAGAACATCATTTCCGCTTCCGTCCATTGGCGTACCAACAGAACTTAGCGTCATTGGGTTTGGCAATGGAGTATAAGTATAATTAGGCGGAGAACCACTAATCGTATAAATTGGTTTTAATGTTGTTCTGCTTTCATCTTTATAAAACGTAGCAATACCGCCAGATAATGGTAAACCAGTATCTTTATCAACAAAATATTCTTGTAAATCTGCTTGTACATATCTTGAGTCAATAGTCATTATTGATTCCCCTTAGCTAAATTACCAATAACGGCCTGACTAGCAGGAGAATAACCATATTGAGCAAGACCAGATAATCCATTAGCACCTTTTCCAATTGGCAATACTTTTTGTAATGCTTTCATAACATAAGGGCTTGCTGCCATTCCAAGGCCAGCAGCAGTTAATGCTCCTTCATATGAAGAATGCGATGCGCCCAATCCAGCTAATGCACCAGCCCCTCTTTGTAAATTATTTCGATAAGATATTTTACTATTAAGGCTATCAAATTGATTTTGCATATCTGGAGTAATATAAGATCCAAAACCAACACTTTTACTGCTTAGATTCGGAATAGCGGAATATAATTTATCAGCGCCCTTACCCACTTGTTGACCAAGTTGGCTATATAAAATTTGATTAATTCCAGATTGCCCCAAATCAGAAACAACCTTTTTAGTATTATTTTCTGGGCTTCCAAATATAGTAGAGATATTATCTGGATTTGTTATATCACCTTGAGCTATTTTTGCAATTTGAGGATTTTCCAAATATGGAACAACATTCTGCTCCCAGTTTGAGGCCGCCGCATTATATTGATTAGCCATTCCAGGATTTGAACTATCTAAAAAACTAGACATATCAGAACGCAAAGCACCTCTTGCTCTAATATATTGTTTTTGAACTCCGCTATCATATACAGATGGATTAGTATTTTTACCAATTTGTCTTTCAGCAGAACCTAATTGGCTTTGCAATATATGGGCATTATCAAATGTTGGATTTTGTATAAATTTATTATGAAGATCTTGCAAATCCGGATCATGGCTTACAATATCTCCAGGATTCATATTTAAATATTGAGAACCGGCACGAGAGCCGCCAACATTGGGCGCAGAATTGAAATAATTAAGAAGATCTTTATTAGAATCTAAATTGGCATTATATTTTGAATTGAGATAATCCTTAACGTCATCTTCGTCATCAAAGTTTTTACCCGTCACATCATTCATGTGTTCGGTTATTTGGTCAACGTTCTGGAAATTATTAGGCGCAGGATTTCTTACGCTGTCATAAATAGAACTATTACCCACGCTATCAAAGATAGGCTTATATAGAGCACTGCCAGCATCCTTTTGATTTTCGTATGCGCCTTGGATATTTTGCGCCAAGGCTTGTTGATTTTCCTCTATAGTTTTACCACCGCCCAGCGTTTGAAGCAACTGGTCAGCATATTGTTCGGGTCTAAAGGCTTGTGCGGCTTGGGTAGCAACCCTGGCGCTCGGCGGTAAGAAGTCAGAAGCTACCGACAGCCCAGCGCCCATTTCACCGCCTCCGGTGCGGTTATCAGGGCTTGCAGCGGCTCCATAGGTGCCAGCGCCAATCGCCCTTCGCAAGCCACCAGCAACGCCACTACCACCCAGGTATTGCATTACGGAACCAACATAGGGGACAGCCTCTAATCCAGCGCGCAAAGTATCTAAAATCTCTCCGCCCGCCATGAAGGTACCAGCATTGCCCAAAAAATTTCCTATATTATATGAAAGGCCAGAGCCAAATTTAGGATTGGGAATATTTACGCCAGGAATTGCATTGGCAACATCCGCCAATGTTCCGCGTGCAGCATCACCAGCGCCTAGAATGCCTTGAATGCCTGGACTATTGGCTAAGTTATCTGCAAATGATTGTGGCTGTTGGGCGCTATTGCCGGATTGCGTACCCATTGCTTGAGTTGCACCCAGATCAGATAAGTCATGAGATTGAGCAGCGCCTAAATCGGATAGATCGTAATTTTGCGTCATGCTTGTGATGCTCCTCTACTAACAGCATCCATATACTTAGACATTGGAACATTCCAAACCTTCCCATCGGGAGTTTTCATTTTTATCGTTGCAGCCATTCCCGCTGATGTTTGATTCACGGGATTCCCGATATCTGCTTGCAAATCCTGACCAGAAGCTAATCGATCAGATGATTGCCCAGCATTTTCTTTAAGTTGATTAAGAGTACCTACAATTCTTGCCGTATAACCTTGTGGGGTTTCGCCCAAACCTGGCTCTATAGCTTCCTGCATGCGATCCAATGCTTCGTTGGTAACCTTCAATCCCCACGCCTTAATCATAGATTCTGGTGCTGTTTTTAAGGCTTGCTGACCAACTTCATATTGGTCAGGTAGAGATCCTTTTTGCCCCAATACTAAATTTCCAAATTGCTGGCCATATAAAGAGGCTTTACCAGCTAATGTTTGGAATTGTGGTAAATTTTTTATTAATGCATCTAGTTGCGGTTGAATTCTAGGTAATGCGGCTAAGGTTTGTTGGTCAAAACTGGTATTAGTTTGTGTGTCGGTCGTATATGGCTGCCCATTCAAAGGATTAATATTTGTACTCCCAGCGCCATACTTGCCACCAAACGCAGGATTTTTACCTAATTGTTGCAGCATGTTATTGAGCTGAATCCCATACAAATTATCGTATAGTGAACTGCCAGTACTTGGCATTCCTATTGCTTGCATCGCTGCCGCTGGCTGACCGGCTGGGACTGGTTGCGCCCCTAACTGCTGAGCAACTTGCTGTCCTTGTTGCGGAGTCATACCGCCTGGTAATGTTTGGTATTGAGATGTTTGCGGCGCTTGTTGCTGCGCTCCACTCATTGCTGCTAGGCTATAAGGAACTCCCATAGGTTGTGGTTGCTGTCCTTGTGCGGGCTGAATAGTCATACCTCCATTGGTCGATGTAATAGGTGGTATTCCTCCTGCTACTTGCCCAGGCATTCCACCGTTCAATCTCTGAGCAATTTGCTGACTCATTCTCATGCGTGTAATCGGATCAACATAATTCAAAAGCTGATAAGGGATATTTTGAGCGGTTGCATTTGCTACGCCAGTTTGAGCTTGTGCCAATTGGTTTTGATAAGGGATTGCACCCGTTTGCGCCTGCGTCAATGCAATATTCGCTTGAGTGCTCTGCGGTAAAAACCTATTAGTAATAGCGGCTGTTTGGGCTTGTTGGCGCTGGAGGGCAGCCAAACCCATTTGTTGAGATATATCTGCACCCGCTTGCATACCGCTCACCACGGGGGCCGCTTGCTGAAAACTCAGTGGGTTAAAATATGTAGTTGATACAGCCATTTTCTACCTTTAGAAATAAGATGCCAAAGAAGCTAAGCCACCCACCACCGATCCAAATCCACCACCTTCCGATTGGTTTTGATCTGCTTGACCTGCATACTGCAATTGCGCTTGCGATTGACCAATGTTTGTCAAATCCTCAGCTAGCCCGGTCGAGGCGTTGTAACCCATTTGATTAAGCCCCTGTAGACCGTTTAATCCTTCTCCATACGCACCCAGCGCATGACTTAGCCAATTGTAATAGTCTTGGTTCGCTGTCCCGCTAATAGTGCTAGCTAAGTTTTGTTGCTCTTGTGGACTTCCGGCCATTCCACCCGCTGCCGCCGCTCTATTGGCTGCATTTGTTTGTTGCTGCACGTTAAATTGATAACCAGGAGACTGCTGGAATTGCTGCCCCATTTGATTAATAAATCCACCTGGGTTTTGGGTCAATTGTCCATACTGGTCCTGCAATTGCCCCATTGCGCCCTGTCCGGCATTAATGTAAGGCTGAAAATATTGTTTTAATTGATTAGGCAACCCATCCAAATAATTCATTGCGCCGCTAGCGGGGTTTGATTGCCCCATTTGAAACATGCCGCCAAACATTTGCCCAAGACCACCCAAACCACCACTACTGGCAAAATTTCCCCAATCAAAACCATTCCCCTGCCCCAGAGGTTGATTGTTTGGATCTACTTGATCGCCTTGCATTCCAGACATAAATTAATCTCTATAAGGTCGCTATGGTTTTAATGGTGCCGTTTAAATTAACCTTCAAAACATTATTATCACTATCACCCATAATCGAAAAACTTGCGGACGGCGCAGTTAATTGCGAAATTTGGGCTGCTGTATTAGGCGGAACCCTCAACCCCTGAGATGAAACAGTTTGTTGTATTGCTTGTGTCAACTGCTGCAAATACAATTTCCACTCATCAGACATGTCACTTTTATCTGAATTTAATAATAGCCCAGTAGGGAAATTTGGTATTAATGTTTTATTTAATCCACTCATTGATGAATACTCACTGAACCATTGCCGACCACAAATCTATCCAGCCCCCAAAACCTAAATTGAGGCGTAAATTCATTTGCAGAACCTAATGCATAAACATCAACTTTGTTTCTTCTATTTGCTAGTGTATTCATAGGAATTTGAGAAGCACTACCAAATGCTTCCCCACCATCTCTTGAAATAGATAAATCAATTCTTTGCGCTGTGCTAGATATACCTTGTTCCAATACGAAATTAAGATTATCAACAATAAACAATGAATTATCTGGTAATCTAATAGTATTTGTTATTCTGATTCGGGGTGTTTCAACACCATCAGAATTGGTTATATTGCTTCCAAATTCATAAATACCACCGTCATTAATACTGACGAAATAATATTTTCCTTTGAAATACGCTACTTTTTTAGCAATATGATAATTCAGATCCGGATCGGACAAGGTAAAGAATTTATTAGTTTCAAAATCATAAGCATAAGATAAATTATCAGATACAAAGGTTATCTGATAAAAAGGATGACCATCCTGCTTAAAGAAAAATCCATAAGAATCCTCGGGATGCTTTAATTGAGCAAGTTTATAATTAATTCCATCAGTAGATATTTGAATTGGTGCACCACCAGCACTATACATAATTGTTGCGCCTGAATTGGAATTTCCAGCTAACCAAATAACAATATCTTGTGGATTCTGACCTTCTGGTGAAATGCTACCCGTAGCAATCGTTGCTGGGCTAATAACGCCATAATTTAAATTTGAAAATGTATTTTTAGAATAAGGAAATAATTGCAATCCAGTGTCATACCAAAATTCAGACACAATTGATCCACAAACCATTAATAAATTACCCTTTCCAGGCAATGGAACAACTGCCAAAACATTATCAGCGGCTGTCTCAAATTCACCATCATGATTTGCATCATCTGGGAAAGATGTGCCATCACTAGGATCTGATAACCTCCATTGAAAATTACCCCCTGATGGATATTGAGCGGCGGCTATAAAATAAGTATTCTGAAAAGACACATAAATAGGTGTAAAATTTAAGGGTATTTTATTAAAAGTGCTATTTATATAGTCATATAAATATAAACTTTGCCTGTCGCAAATCATTATTTGCCCAGCATTGTTTTCGGCAATCGTCACATCACCAGTGGATGTCTCAAGATTCCCAATAAATTTTGGATCGGATATTCCATCAAATGTTGAAACAGAACTGTTAATGACAGTTATCATTAATCCTAACTTGCTACTGGTATAAATATCTCTTCCTTGTCCATTTAAATCTCTGTTAGCAACCCTGCGATGACCTGCATAAGGAACCAACCAATCATCAGAAATAATCATATTATAAGTTTGTTCGCTGGATATTTTTGGATAACGACCAAACACGGTTGATCCAACCATTCTAAGTGGTATAGGTTGTTGGCTAGCTAATAGTTTTCCCATATTATGACGGCCTCCATCCTTTACCTTGATTGATATCGCCCCAGTTAATACCAGTTACTGTTTGCAAAGATGATATTTTGCTAGTTGATAAATCCATAGGACTTACGTCAATAAGCATATTTTCATATTCTGTAAGTTGATCTTTTTGTTCTTTTTGTAAAGTAATGCTATTAAATTGACACATAAACTGAGCCAGTGCATAACGCAAATAAACAATATAAAATCTATCGTAAATAAGTGATAAATCATCTTCTTGACTGACCGAATCTAATCCAAACTTACCTCATAAACTTAATGGGTAAGCGCCCGCTGGTAAAAAGTAAACATACACAGTCGACCCGCCCAAACTTCTTTCCATGTGATATGAAAATGGTAAAGAATTTATGTTATCTATTCTGCTCGTTCCAAAATATATTTTACGACCAGCTTTTTGCATTGCATATCTAACAACGCCAATATTAAAAGTTAGTGTTTCAATTCCAACTAAATTTTCAACAAAGTAACCTTCTTGACCTATTACTTCTGTAATATTTATAAATTTATAATAGGGTATCAACCTATCGTCTGCTGTCTTAACTCC